TTGCATTCTGACCTTTATTAGTTTTAGCAGCTTGTTCTTCAAGATATGGTTTTAAATAATCAAATAACTCCATTTGTTCATCTTGAGTCAAAGCTCCTTGATTAACATAGACACCTGGTACAACTTCTTGACCTTTTGGAATACCTTCTGTAGGTTGATTTTGAGTGGATAGTTGAGTAGGTTTATTTACTACTTCAAACTCTATAGCATATGGATAATTACCAACATGTTTATCTGTTACAGATTTTACCCAACCTTCTTTTTGCCATGTGGCATCTTGATATTCTTGTGTAAATGGAGTAACTTTAGTAATTCTAGTATATACTTGTCTTCCTGTTTTATCAGTCATTCTTATAAGTTTACCTACAAGATCTGATATTTTAGATAAGTTATAATCCTTAGCCATTCTTTGTATGTCAGTATTAGCTCTAGTAGTTCTAGTTCTATCTCCTGATATAATAAGATCCATAGTAGACTTACCTTTAAATTGTGGTTGCATTTGTCTACCACCTTGACCATCTGCAAAGTTTTGTTCTATAGGTGTTAATTTATCTGCTACATCAAACTCATCAACATTAATAGCTGGTTGAGTAGGACCTTGTTCTAAGAAGTCAGACATATCTCCAAAGTCATCTTCAGAAAAAGTACTTAAGAAATCTTCTACAGATTCTTCTTCATTTAAATTACTTGGGTCAATCATGTAGTTTTTAAACTGAGACTTTGCATTCAATCTGTTATAGATTCTTTCTAATGTTTCTTCTGACAAATCATTATTCAAGAAAGAGTTTGCAGCATTTTGCATAATTTTAGTAAACTTCTCCGGATCCAAGACTTTAACAAACCCTAATTTAGAATAACCAGTTCCATGTTGATAATACATAAACATAGAAAAGTTTTTGAAAACATCACTGATTCTATTATTATCCATTTTCTGAACTTCCTTATTGGAGTTTACCACTTTTCTTACAGTATAATCTGCTAGTTGTCTAAGATTTTTATAATAATCATCAGCAACAGTTCCTTTAGCTGTAGCTTTATCATTCAACTCTAAAACATTTACATCTTTTGTAAATTTAGCTGGAGCCAATTGAGCTAGTACAGGAAAGTTATCTTTGATGTTTTGGTCTTCAAACTCATTAATTATATCCATAACCATTGTAGTATATGAATACTTAGTAGTACCCATAATAAATGCACGGTTATAACTGTTCATCAATGCTGTTTGAGTAATGTATTTATCATAACCCAAATCTTCTGAGCCTGCTTGGAAAGAAAGCTTAAGAAAGTCTTTATTCTTAGCTAAAGATTCTTTAGTGTAAACAGTAGTTAAATATTCTTTCTCTATTGCAAACTTAAGATAAGTTGGAAATGTTGGGAAAGGATTTTCTCCAGCATCAAATGTATCTAAGTTTTTAGCTCTGTTACCTTCAGGAGTATTATTTGAACTCAAGAATATCCTAGCATCAAAATCTTTTCTAGCTTGTTCTAAATTAACTTTTACATCCTTATCTGTAAATGATACTGCAGGACCTGTTGTTACTTCTTTAATTGGTAAGCTGTGAACTGATTCCGGTAGGGTAACTGCGTTTCCATCATTATCAAGAGAGTTAGACTTGGTATTCTGAAAAATGTAATTTACTACTGCATTGTTGTACATGTTAATAAATCTTTCTTTTCCTTTTACCCCAGGCCCAAACTTTTGAACAATCATATCTCTAGTTTGGTCTATCTTTTTCTCAACAAACTTTGAGATAGTTTCATTAAGTCTCAATGGAAATAATGGAACTACAAGATCCATAATCAAACCACTCTTATAGAATGAAGAAAGAATAGAATTATTTCTTAGTCTTTTTAAGAAATCAGAATCAATTTTAGATGTTTCATCAAATAGTTTAAATGCATCATCCCTCTTCTTAATCTGAAGAGTAGTATCCATTAAACCTGTGTCTGGACTAAATGCCATTTCCAATTCATCCATTCCCTTAAATTGTTTTTCTAACTGCAGCATGTGCATTAAAATAGCCAAGTTTTCTATACTAGGATTATGCCCTCCCATTACTAAAGATTGTAATCTATCTTTAGAAACTGTAGAAGATCCTGGGAATGCTCTATTCCATAAAGCCTCTGATGCATAATAGAAGTTATCATTATTAGCAATACCACCGGATCTTTTGAATAAAGTTTTTAAACTATCATAGTCTGTATTTTCTTCAAATTCTTTTAACTCAATAATTTGATCTACTGGAAAGTCATTACTATGAAATATTCTTTTTCCAGTAGCTTTTTTTAGAACTTCTTCTCCTTCTGCATCTTTTGTTTTAATGATGTAAACTTTATCTTGATCCTTTTGTTTTAGCATATCAGCTATGTCCATCATTCTGCGGTCATTTGCATAGTTTGCCACCTGCTTAACTATTTTCTTCATTTCTTCACCACCTGCAGAAACAAGAGAAGCCACAGTCTCCCTAAAGGCTGTAGATTTTACTTGATGACTAGGAACAGGTGCTTCTTGAAGCTTAGCCATTGAGCCTCCATAGTACATTTGTTTCTGAATGTAATCTACAATCCAAGGGTTATTGATAAAAGCAAATACTTCTGGTACACTTACTCCAGCTTCAATAAGGTGATTGATTGTACCCAATGCCTCTTTTACAATTTGTAATTTAAATGGAAAAGGATTATTAGCACGGTCAAGCAAACCTTGAAGACCATGAGAAAAAATATCTCCAATCTTTTCACCATCTACATTATTCTGATTAGATAAAGAAATATTTTCATTAAACATAGTTTTATTATGTCTCATACGGATTACAACATCATACTGAGCAGGAATTTCATCATACTTTTTAGTTTCATCATTCCACACAGTGGCATTGTATGATAACGGCATAATAGCTCCTACACTTTTGAATAATGCATGCACTTTGTTTTTCTTGGCCATAATACCAAGCGGCATATTACCAGATAACATTGCTTCATGCTGACTTAAGTTGTAATCATTATCTAATGATCTTGATGGACTCATTACTTCTTTGTCACCATTTATCCTTACAGACTCACCATGTGCATTCTTTTTGTTGTTATACCCTCTAGAATACTTGTCATAGAATTCAACTTCATCTTCTACAAGATATGTATTATTAGGTTTTGTTAAACTTGCATAGTTGTCCGGTAAGGAGAGAATGTCCCGCGTGTTTTTGATTAATTTATTTTGTGCAGCTTTTTTGTACTGATCAATTAAAGCTTGAGGATTTGGTAACCCTTTTTCTTTTCTTACTTTTTTGCTAACACTATTAGATTCTTTTACCATCTTGGTAAGCTGTTCCAAATTTTCTGCAGGTGCCTTAGTTAAAGTACCATCAGAATTTATATTTGGTAGCATGAAGAAAATCTTATCAACGTCAAAGTCAGATCCAGCTTTTGCAACAATCTCAGTTGGTACAATTACTGTGTTACCTGCACTAGCATCAAGGAAGTGCCATACTTCAGCAAATTCCATAGAGTTAGCAGCATCTGTTGGGATCCTTGGTCCTACAATAGTGATAAGCTCTCTGTTCTTATCTAACCACTCATCATTTTTAATTAACTCATTAAGACGGTCTGTAGTTCCAATAAGTTCTCCATCAGGATGTTTTAAATTAAGAATGTTCAAAAAGTCACCATTCATAGGTATTGCAACTTTCATAGCTGAAGTTGGTTGTCTTGTACCATCTTTATTTAATTTACCTCTAGTATAAAAAGGTAAGTTGTTAGAACCCAGATATTTTCTGATTAATTCATCATTATTTTTAATAGCTTCATCTCTTTGGTAGGCACTGTCCCACACACCGTTATAGAACGTGGATGGAGCTTGAACCATAGATTCTCCCTTTGTCTTCTGTTTTATTATACTTTTTTGAATTCTATTTACAATAACTTTCTCAAGCATGTCAGCCTCTGGGTGAATAGAAAAGTCCATAGATAGCTGATCACTAAGTGTAGTATCCAGAAGTTTAATCAAATGCTCAGGAACTTCTTTAGCTCCTAATTCATCTCTGATAAGTTCAATAAACTTATCTAACTTTCCAACATACTTTTCTGTCTTAGGATCATATTCATAACCTATCTTGTTTAATAAATCCAGAGCTAATGTTTCAGTGTAATCCTTAACATTAGCTTTGTAGTTATTAGCTATTTCAGCATTTGCTTTGTTAATTACATCTCCAACATTGAAGAGACCATCTAATAATAATACACGTTTCTGAGTAGGATAGCTAATTTCTTTCTTAAGTTTGCTTGCAACTTTAGTTACATCCTTAAGATACTCCAAGTAGATAACATTTTTTCTAATTGGTGCATCTGCAGAAACTGTTTTCTGTGTTTCATCACCAAAGATGTTATCAAAGTCTCCAGTCATAGTAAGTGTGGCAACTTTAGAACCAGAACCAAATGCTACATACTGAAGATTTTCCTTCATCATTTTTACATGTAAATTATAAAGCTCTGTACCTTTTACTGCAATAGTTGGAATAATAGGAGCTACTGCAAACTTATGCATTCCTGTTGTTGCTATAGGAGCATTAGCAATTGATCCATAGTAATGAAGTTTGTAAATTGGAAAGAACTCTTTTACTTTTAAAGGATCAACTTGTTCTCCGGCAACAATCTGTTGGTATAATGTTTCTTGCGGAATGGTCCAGCTTTTACCTTGTTTTTTAAGTGTACGGTATGCATCAAATGTCATAAAGGCTGCACCATCAGATTCTGTCATCTTCTTATAGGCCTTAGCATCTTTTGCAAGTCTTCTATCTATTTCTTTCTTTAATGCAGCTTTATCTGTGTATAAAGGGGTTAGGGCAGCTGTATATTGCTCTTTCCAGCTTTCTAACATTTCATCTAGATATACAGACTTTCTTTCTGCATCTGCTATGACACCGGTATTCAATGTACCATTCATAACAAACTTATCTAAGTCAAGACCTGTTTCTTTAGCAAGTTTTTTAGCATAAGTATTCTTGTTGAACACTTTGTTAATGAATTCATGCATGTACTTATCATTGACAAATCCATCACCATCTGATGTAGAACCAGGTGCACGTTTACTTGCTTGTTGTTTGTCATGATTGAACTGAGAAAGGTCACCATTGAAAATGTTAAACATTTCAAATTTATGTATCCAGTCATTAAACAAATAAGATTTAAGAACAGCTTTCTTTGATTCATCAGATATATCACCTTTAGTTTCTATACCAGCTTTCTCATAAACCTTATTGTCTACATAAGGCAGATCTTTAAAGTAATCATTATACATTGCTTCTGTTTTCTCAGTGAAATAATCAGCAATGTCTTGTTGAATTTTTAAATAAAGTCCTTGGTTATTTCTGATATGGGTAGGTAAATCTACCAAAGGATCAGATGCCAAAGCATATAAATCTTTTTTGGTTTGATCTCTCAAGATGTTATCAAAAGCAGTAAAGAATTCTCCAGCTCTACCAATTAATTTATCATTCTTATCTTTAATCTCTCTGTTGTAACCTTTGATATTTTTAAGATCCTGTGGATTTTGTTTAAAGTATCTAATTCTATCAAATTCTGCAGCAATATAGTCAAGGAAATAACCACCTACAGCAACTATTTCTCCATCACTAATTTGTTCATTTGGTTTAGTTACAAACTTACTGATATCAATGTATAAGTTTTGATCAACACCATTTGTAATACCATTGACAATAACTTTCATTTTACCACCCAGTAACTTGATACCATATGCAGATTTCTTTTCAGCATGGCGGATAAACTCTGCTATACCATTTAAGCTCATAGTATGAAACCCTTGAAAGAATTTACCTAACTTATCTAAGTCAGATGTATTCACTCCTTCCATCTCTGCTATCTGTGTACCTGCAGTTTGTAAAAGCTCTAAAGATCTGGTTCCTTTTCTATCAAAGGTTCCTTGAGCAGTGTCAAACATAGCTCCAAAAATTTTAGATCTTAAAGTAAAGAATGATTTACCTGGTCTCAAGTGTGACATATAACCTAGCTCTGGTTTGCTCCAGAAATCACTAAGATTTTCAACATTGTTTATTGCATCTACAGTAACTGTAACTTGACTATGATTTACATTTTCAAATACTCTGTTACCGTCCGGTAGCAAGATACCTGGATTAGCAGAATCATATCCATACTGAGATTGTAACTCAGCAATTCTTTTAAGGATATTCTTTTCTGCTACTTCTTTCTTAAAGCTTTTTAGTATTCCTTTTGGAATCTCACCTCTTAGTGTCCCTATTGGATTACTAACAAATTTGTTTAAGTATTCAAGTTGTTGTTCAGTGCTTTTATTTGATTTCTGAATACCTGCAAAGTCTTTTATAATATCATAGATATATGGTAACCCAAAATACTCTGCTCTATCTTCTATATTTTTTTTGATAACTGGTAAAGCATCAAGCTTCATACCTAATGCTGCAGCAAACTCAAATGCTTTAGATGTATCTAACTGACCAGGATATTTCTTATTCTCAAATGCAGTAATTACGTCATCCAGTTTTAAAGTAGATTGGTTATCTGAATTCTTTTCTATGTAATCATTTGCTATACTACTTTTGAAAATTGATTCAAATTTTCTAATAGTGCTATCTACTTCAATAGATGATTGAGTAACATCAGCTTCAAATCCTTTTAATACATTTTCTGTTTCCCCTGTAAGGAAGTTTGTTCCCGGCTCATATTGTGGGAACACAGTGAATTGCCAGTATTTAACTGAAGGTTTTGCAAATGTTTGCCAGAATGAATTACTCACATCTATTTCAAATGTATTAGTAATCAATCTTGGATCTGGGAATTTAGTTTCAATAAGCTGAGCTATTTCTGGAAAGTTTTCTGCTTCTGCCATTAATGTCTCATATGCTTTTTCTCTATCTCTTATACCACCAATTGCTTTAGTAACAATGTTCCAAACTTTCTTGAAATCTGCGCGCTCTTTAAAACCAAGTCTATTGTATGCAACATTACCATTACGGTCTACTTTATACAAACTTTTAAGAATGTAGATTACTTCTTTATCAGCTAATTGCATCAAAGATTTTTTAGTACCCGCTGAACTACCAAATGGTGTTTCAGAATCATGAGTTTCATTTTCTTGATCTTCATCAATCTCATCACCATTCTCATCTAACATGTCAAAATCAAGCTCATATTTCTTTTTAGATAAATCAAAATCTGAATTCTCTAAGTGATATGCAATTGTTCCAGTAGCTTCAATACCTTTAATATCCCATTGTGGATCTCCAAAGTTATCTACAGCAGCTTGTAGAATTCTAACATTATCTAACATAAATTCTTGTTCTGCAGACAACATGTAATCCGGAACATCTTTAACTTCAAAATCTGTATACTCTTCGGCTCCTCCAGCTTTATAATTATCAAACTGAACTTGAGCATCCTCTAAACTAGAAACTACAATTATCCCTACCGGCTTCTTACCTTTCTTAATAGATTTATGTGAATAGAAGTCACCAACTATTTTGATACCATGCCAAGACTCACCTCTAACTCTGGTACCTCTACGCATGTTAGCATCAAGATTATCAAAACCATCAATCTGTGATTTAAGGAATACATATTTGTCTTCTCCTTTATTAGATCTTAATACAGCTACTGCTTCTGATTCAATTGTTTTCTGATTAGGGTCAGAAGATTCTAAAGCTTTAATTTCACTAAAAGGTGTTACACCTTCTTGAGAATGTAATTTTTCTTTAAACTCATCCAACTTATCTTGTAATCTTTCTTTGATTACCTCATACATGAATGCACGGTGGTCTGGATCAATAAGTAAACCAATAGTTCCAGATTTTAAACTATTATAGTTACCAGTTTCTTCAGCTTCTTCAACTCTTTCTCTGTACCAATCATCAACAAAATCAGAAATGATCATGTCCATAGTATCAGAAACTAATCTAGAGTCTTGATCACTAAGGGCACTATCACTTGGTCTATTTAATTTACTAATACCACGGTTCAACATCATAAAGTCAACATTATCCATATTGGCTTTGTATGATCTCACAAATGATTTCTTATTAGAACTATAGTTTAATTTCTCAAACAATTCTCTCACAGCTGGAACATTCATTACATCTGTGATAACTTCAGTTGGATTAATTGCTTTTTTACCAAACAAGCTTCTGATAAAATTCATAATCTTTCTGAAGAGTTTATTTCTTATAGGAGAACCTTTCTTAATGTAATTGCTCTTCATATAAGTTCTAAAGTCTTCAGCTAGTAACTCATCAACTGCCTTATAGTCCATAGACTTATAGGGTTGGTTTCCGCTGGCATCTTTGTAATTAATTACTTCATCATAAAGACTGTATTTTTCTTGACGGGTAAGAAACAATTGAGAGAAACCATGCCATGCTTCATGGTAAACATCAACCAATGTACCTACACCTTTATTAATTTGAATCTTACCTTTAATGTCAGGATTAGCTAATGTAGCACCGCTAACTACAAAGCGCGCAAATACATCTGAGTTAACCAGATTAAATGCATGTTGTAGTTCAATATGTTTTTGTAACTCTTTTCCTAATGCCGTATTGTTCCACCAGTCAAGGACTTTAGCTGTATCTTCTTCACCAATTTCATCAGCCATGTATCCTTCACGGTTTAAGCTATCATTCTTAGGTGCTCTAGAACGTAAGCTTCCTTTCTTAGGAGAAGGATTTATTGTTGTTGGGTCTGGCATTTCAGGTTCAACAGTCTTTTGGATTATTTCAACTTCTCTCTGAAGAGGTCCTTCTGCTTTTGGAAATGCTCTATTGATAATATCAGTGACTGTATTAATTTGTTTACCGTTTATGTATCTTGCACCGGCAAATATATCACGCAACTGTTCAGCAGCTTCTCTGGTATATCTTTGACTAATATTAGTATTGATAGCTTGAATAAGACTTGCGGCATAATAGTATGTATCATACTTTCCTTCCATTCCTTGTTGAGCTAACTGAGCTCTAAACTCTGGAGAAAGAGCGCGATCAGCAATAACTTGTGCCTCAATTTCCATAGGAGATTTATCAGCATTTTCCAATGCTTTTCTTTCTTCTGCTAATTTAATTGATTCCTCAAGGGCCTCTTCAAATGTTTGTGATGCTGCCGCAGAAGCAATTTTAATTTCTTTTTCCACTTTATTCTCTTCATTAAACAACAGGTGCTTATTGTAGAAACCAGGATCTCCGTCAAATAAATCAACGTAACCATCAAGTGTGGATAAAAAATCAATGTAGTTTGCAACTTCAATTTGTTTTGTATTTGAATTGTATACTAAATACTCCTCATCATTCAACAAGTCAGATTTGTATGACATGTAAGTTGCTTTACCATTAGCTCTACCAGATTTGAGAGTGTCACTAAAAGTCTTAATACCGGCATCTAATTTTTCTCTACTAGCCTTATCTAATACAGCTTTAGAAATAACAAAATCAAAAATAGGCTCAGTAACAAATCCATACTTGTCACCTACTTTATCATATAGCTTAATTCTAAATGATTGGTTCACCATATCAGGAATGATCTCATGCTTTCTCATAGTATAAGCAAGCTTGGTTGTACTATCTTCCGGAATAAACTGTGAATAGAAATCTTTTTTAGTTTCAAAAGGAATATTAGGATCAAACATAACTGCAGCAATCTGGTCAGCTACACTGTCTGGCATAGATGATCTGTTTACTTGGAAGTCTGTTCCATTTAAATTAATTACAGCTCTACCCTCTCCAAAGTTACCTTCTGCTTTTTTAAGAGTACGGATACTCTTTAAGTCTTTCTTTGTTGCTCCTGGTATCTTTAGAAAGTCAGATAGGGGAAGTTTGGTAGCTGTGAGATCTGAAGTAACTCCGGCACTAAGACCTGAGAATTCCAACATCATGTCATTACCTAATGCACTTTCTCTTATTTGAAACAATCTCTTAAGCTCTTTCTCTCTATCATCTTTTACTTTCTCAAGATATGTAGGATAGTCTCCGTCAATTTTTTCATCATATGTTAGTTGGGCATAAGTCTCAATTGGCATTAACTGTTCTTCTTTTCCATAGATATCTGTTACTGTATAACCTTTTGAGGTTTGTCTAACATCTCTCATGAATTGATACACTAGAGTTCCATTACCTTTAGTAGTAAGGTTTCCTTCTGTATCAAAATATAAGTTCTGTCCAGCATCATCTGTAATAACAAGTATTACTCTTTTATCACTTTGAGTAACACCTTCTTTGTTTCTTCCTGTGCTAGTATAAAAGTTTGAATCCTTAATCTCTTGCTGAGTTGTAGGATCTAAATCATTAAAATTCTGTTGAGCAAATGTATATAAGTTTGTTGCTTTAACTTTTACTTTCTTTCCTTGATATGTAAACTCTCCATCAAATGGATCTTGCATACTTAATGCATCACCTAGAATTGCAAGATTAGTAAGGATTTGAGCTCTTGGTTTATCAAGTCTTTCTGAGTAAGTATCAGTTTTTCTAGATGGATCTACCGGAACAAATGATTGAAGTGTACCAGACATAACCACAGGAGTTTTAAGTCTTGCCTCAACTCTTGGGTTTGTTTCTTTTTTCTCATCTTCAGGACCCTCTTCTTCTTCATCAGAAAACTCAAGTGACAATTGATGCGCAGCCTCTCCTTTTAGATCTTTAGTATCTACAGGTTTTATATATTTCTTAAGTACATTCTGAAATCCTTCACCGTTTGGTTTTGAGAAATCAGCCATCAATCCGTAAATATTTTCTAATCCTTTTACTAAAGGAATCTTATCACTAAATGATTTTGTAATAATTAAATTTATTACACGCGGAGTACTTTGCAACCATTTAGCTGCAGTTTCAGGATCAGCCTTTTTAACCGATTCCTCAAACAACTTCTCCATGAAATCATTTACGTCAAAGGTTTTATCATTTCCTAGTCTATCTTTAATAGCGCGGAATACATACTTGTAAAAATTTTCAAGAGGTAACTGGGTAATTGGACAACTGATCATCTAATTAGCATTTAAAATTATTAAAGAAATCATTTTTTAAATCATCAAGTGATATTGTATCTGCTGATGCTTCATCTTCCCATTTGGCAAGTTGTTCAAAATCAGATAACTGACCATCTGTAACAGCCATACTTTCTGTTAAGTGATCTAATTCTTCTTCAGAAGGAACATATGGTTCATCTTCTTTAGGCATATTGTTTATTAATTCTTCACTCATTGCACTATCATTAAAGTCTTTGATACTCATAGTAAAAGTTTTATTATTACCAGGACCAACATTAGATACAGTAACTGTTTTAGCCATAGGGTCAAAACTATCTATTTTAACTCTATATCCTTGAGCAACTTGTTCATCTTTTACCGGTGCTGTAAAGATATAAATTTCTCCGGTTTTTAAAACTATATTTCCTGTTTCATCAAACAATAATGAGGCGCGGGCATCAAGTTGTTCCTTAAGCATATTGTATGATTCTTCACTCAATTTAGGTTTAGCCTTATCAAGTTCAGCATACAATTCAAGAATCTGATCAAATGTATCTTCCTTAATGGAATCTTCTACATTTTTATTTTCTGTCATCTGAATAATCATATCATTGATCTCAGATGTTTTATCAGAAAAAATTGCCATCTCTCTTTGAGATAAAGTATTACCTTTTTGTATATTTACGGCAATACTTTTTATTCTGCTTTTCTTAACAACACCATTATCTACAAAATCTTTGTATTCTTTATCTGAAACAGTTTCTTTTACTGTTTCACTGGTGTTTGTTTCTGTGACATTTTTACCTGGCTTTCTTTGTTTTTGACTTTCAGTTTGTTTAACTGTTCTTTTGGCAGGCTCATTAGCACCAACTTCTGTAAATTGTTCATTGTATCCTTCATATAAAAGTGTATTAATAATTTCAAGATTATCTAATCCTTTAGCATAAATTTCATCTGACTGTCTAGTGTATAATTTAGTCATGCTAATTATAGCATCTGTCACCCATAAATCTACAGCTAGTCTTTCTGAATCATTTAGTTCTTGTTTACTATAGAGTTTACTTAAACCAGATTCAACAGTTTCATTCCAGTTTTTATTGTATACTCCTTCAAGAAGTTCAAGTTTTTGATGAGCTGCAGGATCATTAGCTTTTAGATTATCCATTGTTTCTGCATAATCAACATCTTCTAGTTCCTCAACTTCAGTTATGAAATCAGTTTTATTTCTTTCAATTTCAACAGCAACAAGTAATCTTTCATTTTTAATAACTTGTTCTGGTTTATTTTCCGGACTTAAACCAATTACATTACCTGACTCATTTACTCTAATCTCATATGTAGTACCATCAACAGTAACAGAATTTTCACTATTGATTGTAACATCATACTTAGGTGTATAGAACTCTCCTTCAAAGTAGTCAATACCAAGATCACTTAAATTTTCTGAAGCTGTAGTATCTAATTCAATAACAGTAGATTCTGACTCAAGTACATATCTTACACCCTCTTTATTTACTGTGTAAGGCTTACCATTATAATATACTGTTTTACCTATGGCATCTTCTATTGTTACTACTGCTTTCCTTATAGGGGCAGTTGATGATTTACCGCTTGGTTTTGCCTGACCAGCATTGGCAAGTTTGTTCATAAAGTCATCAACAAACTCTCTTTCTTCTTCAGGGATTGAAACTTCTTTTTTAACAGTAAGCTTTGGTCTTTTACTACCTGGCACTCTTCTTACAGGAATAAGTTTTTGCATGAAATCTTCAATACTTATGTTTTCATAAACATTGGTTCCTTCTTTCTTAACCTGAATCATATTTGTAGGATCTAATCCTATTGTGTAAGCTTCACTGCCTTCATCTCCAACAACTTCTTCACCCGTAAACATAGATGGATTAGTTGGTTTACCTGCAGATACAATATAACCTTTACTATCAAAGCCAATCTCAATAGGTAAAATTTTAACTCCAAATTGTTGACCAGACATGTCTTCTGCAAGATTTGCATATCCCACTTGTTGTAAAGTATTTTCTAACTGTTTCTTAAATGAATCAGTTCCTATAGTTTTATAGTTAAACCATTTTCTTACTTTACCTGTTTTTAAATCTACAATAAATTTGTTTCCTTTACGGTCAACAATGATCATATCAATTTCACCAGCTACCGGTGGAAGTTTTTTACCATCAGCATCTACTAAATCATTAGCATGTACAATAAGATTTTTGGTAAAAATATAGATCTCACCAGCATCAGCTCTTCTTTTAAGCTCAGTAAGGTAACCTGTTTCATCATCAAACAAAGCGTCATATGCTTCTTTGCTCATCTTCTTAGGATCCCACTTAGGTTTTACAGAAGTTGCTGTATCAAGATAATCTTTAAGCATAGGGTCAATTATGTTACCCGCATCTCTAGATTCTTCATATGCATTTTCCTTAACAGTATTTAAGATAAAAGACTTAATATTGTCTGATGTCATTTCAAATGGCTCATCAAACTTACCAGCCTCTTCATCTTTAATAGCTTGTTCTAATTCTACTTTCTGTTTCTGCAAGCTTGCAAGACGGTCTTTATCTTTTACTGAAGCTAATTTATTTTCAATATCACTTAACTGAGATTTTAGTTTAGAAATATATCTCTGAATCTTTTTAGACTTAGTGCCATCTGTTTTAATTAATGTTTCTAACTCATCTCTTACTACATCTGCAGTAAAAGTATTTGTGTTTACACCAGGTAAGTCAGCAGCTACTAAAGCTTCTATGAACTCATTAATCAAATCTTGGTCTAATTCTCTATCCTCAGCAAGCGCTGCACCAATAGTCTCATCATAAAGATCCATAAGATCTTTTTCTCCAGTGTATCCATAAGTGTCATGACCAGCTTTAATTCTGTTTGACATTCTTTCATGTACCTCACCATCTATAATGTAGTTTCTTTTAGTCTGAACAATATCTTCTTTTCCAGCAAATAACTCTTGTACTTCCTGGATGGATTTCTTCATTGCTTCAGGTCTAGTGGACTCAACACCTTCCTTAACTGCCTTATCAAATTCTGCTCTAGCATCATCTATAAGACCATCATACTTAGTATTGATTTCATCTACCGCTTCTGTGTAATCCTTATAGGGTTGTGTTTCCTCATAGTTAGGAATCCCCTCCATTGCTGTTCCATCTACAAATGATTGAAGAACTTCTATTCTTTTTTCTAGTAATGGTTTAAGAATTAATACATTAGAAGCAGCTTCCATAGCTTCTTCTTCTTCAGCATCAGTAAACTTTTCAGCTAAGTCAGCCATTTCATTTACAGAATCTTCATCACTAAACAAATCTTCTTTGGCCATGTTATACTCTTGTGGAGTAAACATGTCATTTTCTGTAGCAAGATCAAATACTGCTTCTATCTCAAGATGATTATCAGAATCTAATTGTTTAATTGCTTTTTTGACAAGTTCTAATTCCTCAGCTGCTTCCTCCGGTGTCATGTCAGCATCAAACATAGCTTTATCACGCATCTCATCAATCTCTTCTTGAGTATAACCCAATAGATCTTTTAAGCTTTGGTCATATTGATTTTTGACAGTTTCTAATTCACCTTCTCTTTGATTGTTATAATTATCAATTGTTCTTTCAAGTTTCTGCTCTTCTGTACTTTTTGGTCTAGGAGCATTAGTTGTTTCAGCATTTTTAGCTAGATCAAAATACTCAATATACTTATCATAGATGTAACTGTCTTTATTGATAATTCTTTTGTTTACTTGATCAACAAAGTATGTAGGCAACTTAGAATTATCTTGGCACCATTCAGCAAACTCTTCTAAGTCAACATAAATTCCTTTTTCAGCTAATTCTTCAAGAAGTGTATTTCTTTGAATAGCTGTCATAGAATTATTAATCAACTCATCATAATGATCTTGTCTGTTATTATACAGCTTCTTCATCCATTCAAAGTTTCTTTGAACATGTTCATAGAAATCTTGTGGACTATTAAGAACATTTATGAATTTATTAAGACGCATGTTCTCATCTCTAAGAAGATGTGTATCAGCCAGTATTTCAAAAATATCATCAAATCCTCCGGCATCATCTAATTGTCTACCAAGGTTTGCTTTATTTTCTTCTGAACCTGCAAGAGTATCTAACAAATCTCTAAAACTTGTTTTATAACTTTCAAAAGGATGTAATCCTTCATCTTCAAATTCTTTTGTAACCTGGTCAACAGCTTTGACTTGTGCCTCATTAGCAGAAATACCCTCAGTTTGCATGATAGTTTTCTGAGCATTCATGATTCTTTTAAAGAAATCTACAGTAACACCTGATTGTTCTTTCTGAAAACTTGTTAATTTATCAAGAAGATCTTTTTGTTTTTCATATTGTTCTTTAGCTTCTGGTGTTGCAGCATTTTTAGAAAGTTCAATCTCTGTGCGGAGCATTGCTATTTCCTTAGTCAATCTTGCAGGATCAGTAATAGTTGCAATCTCTGAAAATCTTGAATTTTGTATTACAGGAATAGATGATAATTTACTATACATCTGATCTAACCTTTCAGCATTATTGTCAAATGCAGATCCCATGAATACTAAATTGTCAATACCTGCAAGGTAGGCTTCATTATACACTTCAGCCATTTCTTTCTCCGGAGTATCATCCTTAAAGTTTGCAGGATTTACAACATGTGGAAATTTATTTTTAGTATACTGCCATCTAGCAGCAATTGTTTTAGCATTAGCAATAGACTTATCAATATTCAATAGAGCTTTTTGACCTTGTCCTGGTTGCAATCTCCATGCTTGTTCTAACTCTTCTGGAGTAGCTTGTTTGTATCCTTCATAGTTCTTAAGAAACATATCAAATGTTCCTGTTCTTAAAGATGTTCTTACAGCAGATTGAAAAGCTGCAAAGCTAGTATCTTTTGCTTCTTTAGTTGTAGCGCCTTCAGGATCATCAGCAACTTTACCAGCAAGCATTTGTGTTGTATAGTTAGTAAGTCTTGGATCAAAAAAGTTTTTGGCTCCTTTATCCATTGTGTTTAATGCATCAACAATTGTATCAACCTCATCTTGTCTCTTTTGAATATACTCATCATAGTTATTACGGTGTTTGAAATACTTATTATACCCAACACTCATAAAATCTTTGACACCTCCAGGAATTCCAAGGATAGAACCCATTGCAAAACCTGAAGCAAATGTTTCAAGACCTTGTGCACTAATTTGTTTTTTCATGGCTCCGTTAAGAGTAGCCATAGAATATTCAAAATTTTGACGGTCTTTGTTTTTAAAACTATTTATGTAATAATTCTCTGTTGCATCTGATAAAACATCCTGTGCTGTTTCTTGAAAACCTTCTACAAGGTTAGCTTTGAAATAATTCAATGCTGTCTTACCATATGCTGCTGGTTTAGTAAATGCTTTTACTGCATTTCTAAGAGAAACTTTTTCAGCTGAATAGGCTAGTTCAGAAGCAACTTTTTTAGCTGGATCATATACTAATTGAAAAGGTCCAACTTTACCAACTGTTTTGCTGAATGTTGGAAGCCCTTTCATAAAACCTGCTCTTGCAATAGATGGAAAAGCAATGTTATTACTATAGTGTACAAGCAAAGTATTCTTCCAAGTGTTTTGATAACCTGCTACCTTTGCTTGTTTACGCATATCTTTTTGAAGCTCATCACTTGGAGCTACACCATACTTTTCATAGTACTTATTATAAAGTTCATCAAAAACTCTTTGTTCAGTAAATCCGCCTTCAAGTCTTCCTTCAGATAATGCAGCATTCATGTTTTTTACATCATGCCATAATGCTCCTACAGTTCTTGCACTTCTTGCAAGGTTACTAAGATCATCAGGATTTTTAAAAACATATTTCATTGCAGCCTCTGAAGTATTGCTGATAGGGTTTACGAAGTTACCCATAGATTTACCAGCATTTCCAAAAAGGTTTCTTACTTCAGATATCTTTTCAAACTTTTTAAGATTCATGGTCATCTTACCAAGATTCTTACTCATATTAAATAGAGTACCTGGTAATTTTAACAATGCTCCAAATCCTTCTACAACTCCTCCTATAACTGCACCTGGAGCAGCACCGATACCTTCTCCACCTACTGCCCCTACTGCAGCACCAATAAGAGCTCCTTCAACTACACTCTCTGCAAGTATACCAACTGAGTATGCAGCTGAGTTCTGTAAGTTAATCATGAACCCACCAATTCCACCCTTAGTGGAATAACCAATAGCATTGTATTCTTCATAGTCTCTAGCCTCTGCTAAGTCTTGACCAATGTCAGCTTGTCCAAAAAGTTTACCGTATGAATGGATAGGACTCATAAAACCAAGTTTCATCATAGGCCATGCAGCCTGTGTAGCCATACGCTTCCAGTCATCATACATGGTAGTGTTAGCATTGAACCAAGTTTCATTATCTATTTCAGGAGTAAATCCAATCTTATCATATGTCTCTTGACCATATCCTTTGTATCTAGCTTTGTGTGCTCCTTTAGGTGAAGAGTCATATGCATATATTTTACTATATGCATTCTTATCTACATTTTGAGATAACTCTGCACGTAAATCATCCATGATTCCTTTTAAACCTCCATATTCTTTAGAGTTAGGAGAGGTAATTTTTTTTGGATGATATGGAGCAGAACCTTTTGTTGTATCTTTAATTCTTAAAGCCGGATTGCTTATAGTAGCTTTTGTATTATATTTATTAATATCTAAAGCTGGAGAAATCATTGACTTATGTAAATTAACTCCAATTTCTGCTGGAGCAATAAATTCACTCATTTGAGATAAATCTTTTACTCCTTCATCTGGTACATTTGTTTCTTCTGCCATGTTGTTTAATATTGATAACCACCAACAGGAGGTATTTTAAAAGATTTTCTAATTTTTGCTAATGCTTCTTGATTACCTTCTCTTTGAAATTTTTTAGTCATTTGTGCATTATGCACAGCAATTTCTTGAAGCCTATCATAAATAGCAGATTCATTATTATCAATGTTATTACCAGATCTCATAAGTGGTAAGGCATCAGACATTTCTTCAACATCACCATATTCATTTATTCTTTTAGTAGAGTAAGAAATTCTATAATCTACTCCTGGTACATTTTTTATTTTTTCCATTGTGTATCTACCCGCTCCTTGCCCGTGTACATAATCAATTTTTCCTTTAGCATTAAGAATTTGTTCTGTAGCTGTAAGTTCATTTTCTTGAAAAAAGTTATTTGTCCATTGTTGTCTTGGAGCAATAAAACTAATACCATTAGCTTTAATTTCTTTTATCTTAGCCCAATCAATTGCACCAGCATCAGTCTTAATATATTTTTTTAAAAACTCTTGTGATGGAATGATGATAACAGCACCTAAATCTGCTTTTTCTCTAGCAATTGCTGAACGAGCAATCATAAAACTACCTTCCTTACTATTCTTACCTGCAGACATTTGTAACTCTCTTAACATAGCTTTAGTAAAAGAAGGATCTAATGTTTTATCTTTTGCTGCTGTTTCTGTTAAACCACCATATGTTACAGCATACTTACTCGGATCTTGACTAAATCTAATTCTATTTATGTCAGCCATTATTTCTTGAAAATCTTGAAAACCACCAAAACTTGGATTTGAAAGTATTACTTTTTTAGCGGTCACCTCATTTGTTCCAAGAGAGTATCTTCCTCCTTTAGTTTTTACAAAACCCGCATAACTTTTAAGACCCTCTGGTCCTGTTTGATTAATAGTTTTAAGATATGACTCTGACATTATTTTATACATCTTGTCTATTTTAATACCGCTTTTCTTTGCAAAACCGCTAGTATATGGTGTAAATTCACCACTGTTTGTTTCAACATCAAACATTGTTGGATTATATCTAGGCTTTGAATCTTTTTCATATCCTAATTGTTTATCCAGAAATTGATAAAAAACTTCTTCTTCAGTTTCATCACGTTCTTTACCTGCTTGAAAGTACTTAGTGCCTTGTTTGCCTTTGTTAGGTTCTCGTCCGCTTTTTAAATTTTTAATATAAATATCAACAAGCTTTTCTTTTGTAGCAGCATTTAATTTTCTAAAGCCTTCATCAGAGTCAAGAGCTTTAATTATATTAGAACTAATTTTATCATGATTAGCTTTATCAATAATAGATGCTTGATCTCTATAACGTATATATTTTTCAATGTCTTTTCCACTAATATCATTATGATAATCATCAGCAATACGGTAACCTGTATTTTTATTTGCCCAATTATCCATAAACTTTTTAAGTTTAACAACTTGATTAGTTTTAGTAAATTCTATTATAAACTTGTCATTATTGTTTTGATACTTGTTCCATAATTTATCAAGAAGTACTTTACCATTTTTAGTACCATATCTTTTGGCAGCTTCTTTACTATTAGGGTCTAACCATGAAAGAGCATTCCATAAATCTTTGTCTTGTATTTTATTGTTTTCTGCAAGATTTTTAAGACGTGTTAAAGTATTTCCAATATAAGTTCCTGTCATATTAGAAATTGTTTCATTGTATCTATTAGAGTTATCTTTTAATACATTGATTTCATCTGTAAATGAACCTGATGGTGAACCTAAAGTAAGTCCAAAAGCAGAACCATCATCTTCATGAATTTTTCCCTCTTTATCATACCAGATTGTACCGTTCTTAAGACCCTGGTCAATTCTAGTTTTTTCTAAGTCATATGCAGCTTTTAACTTCATCTCATCTTTTTTAAGTTGATGAGTATGGTCAATTCTTGCAAGAGCATTCTGATGTCTCATGTTCTCTAACCCTACAGGATTAGCAGATTTTTCATAAACATAATCTTTAAAAGCATAAATTTCTGAAGCTCCTAGAATATCTTGTTCTGCTAATACAGAAGCGGTACCTGCATCTACTTTTAATCTTGCAAGTTCCATATTACTAAAGTCAAGTGCATTAGGATCTCCTGTAACACCTGATGTAGCAATTGTATTATTTTTACCACCATTAATATCTTTATCAAGTTTTTCAGCATGATCAGCTACTGTCTCATCAATAGCCAATGCTTTGTTCAAACTTTCAAAATAAGACTCTGTAAAAATATCAGCATCATTATTATTAATAGCATTTTCTACATCTTTTGCTTTATTCTTATTTACATCAACAGCTTCTTTTGATTCAATCTTTTTACTAGCAGTATAGTTTTGTAAGAACTTGTATTGGTCTCTTAAGTATTCTTTCTCAGCTTCATCTTTGTTACCATTAAACTTAGTAGCATATTGTTCTGCATAGTCTTTTCTTTTTACATAGGATTGCGTAGCATATACGGCCTGTAGGGCAGGATCATTTGCATACGCGCTCATAAATAGATTTTGTAATGGAGACATTAAAGCTTTTCCATTCTTTTCTCTAACAAAGTACATTCCAGAAGCATCTACATCTTTTATGTCAATAGATAAACCAGTTTCTTTTGCAAGCTTTAAATACTTTTCCATTGCATTAACATATGGTGTATAACTTGCATTACCCATATTTAATGTTTCCTCCAATGTTGCATTTTTAAATTCTTCTCTGCGGTACTGCATGTCTTTTATTCCAGTATCCCAGTATTGCCCGCGCATTTTTTCATCTTGAGAATTCTTAAGATTTAATGCATGACTTAGTTTAGATGTATAATTTTTTGTCCAAGCCATATCTTTCATCAAATATTTATCCTCATAGAAAGGTCTGAATACTTGAGTAGCTTGATCAACATTTTGTTGTAAAGACAAATCTAATCCTGTAACTCTTTTTAAGTTAAAGTCAATTTGTTTTAAAACATCATCTTTCTTTTTAATATTTAAGTCATGAGTTAAATCAGCATTATGCAAATCTGCATAAAGATTATTCAATGACTTCCAGTTGGAATCATATTGTGTTTGCTTAGTCTGCATGGCAGAACCATAGAAATTCAGGTCCGGTTGGAACGGCTGATAATCTGGTATATAATCTGTAACACCCTGAAGATAAGTAGCCATAATTAAATATATTTAAATGTTGTTTTATTAATTCTTTTACCTGATAATTTTCGGCTTAAAGAACTTTTTTTAATATTTAGTAATTCACATACTTCAGATAAAGAACTATAGACAATTTCTGTTGTGGTATCTAAGACTTTTTTACCTCTTTTCATTCTATGTATTTCTTTAAAGTTTACAAGTTTTCTTGACTTTTCTAAAATTTCTTTATGCTCTATTGATAAAGTTCTTTCTTTAAGTTTTTGAATACATAAAGCAGATGGCTTTTTACCTTTATTAGTTTGTCTTAATTTTTCTTTTGTTTCTTCTGAATGAATAGAGCAACCATTAGGATCTGTTGGTTTTAGATTATAACCAATTAATCTATCTAAACAATTAAATTTATTAACCCAATAATGTTCTTTATCATGTAAATCAAAAACACTACATTTTTCAATTATTTCAAAAACAAAACTTTTCTCACCATATTTGATCCACGCTTTTTGCAAATATATATTTGAATGCGTACCTTTTCTTAAATTGTAAATATGATCATTTATTCTTGTTCTTATATTAGAAGCACATCCAACATATAACTTATTACTAATTAGATTAGTAATTTTATATATTCCAGAAATTGATTGTAAATACGTTGCCATAATTAATCTTTGATGTAAAAATATTAAAATTTTTAAAGTTTAATAAACTTCAAAAGTTTACATAATAAATGGGTAGGTGATATCTCCATAAGTAAATCCTCCTTTTTTCATCTGACCACCTTTCTTATCGTACTGTTGTTTTAGTATTTCTTTTTTATTATCAGAAGTAGTTGTAGAACCTTGAGAATTAAATGCATTCTTAGCTGCATCAACAGCTGCTGATTCAGTCATACCCTGGTCTTTATAATACTGTAACCATTGATCATATGTCTTTTCTGTACTAGATTTTTCACGTGTAAGTTCACGTCCTTGAGTAAAGTGCATGAATCCACCAGTACCTGGGCTTACAGCAAACTGTGGATACAATTGATTAAGAGCATCTGTCTTAGATCTATTTGTCATTGCATTAGTATACTGATTTCTCAAATTATTTCTCATAGCCAATTTAGCATTATCAAACTGTTGATTTGCTATTGTATTCTGATCATATACTCTTTGAGCAGCCGCCTGATTCATTCCTTGTTCTTGGTTTCTAATGTTTGTTACTTGCCCTTCAAATTGATTTGCAAGATTAACATTAGCATTATTATATCTAGATAAAGTATCTGCTGCTTGTTTACTAGCTTGACCTTGAATAGATGATGCTCTAGAAGACATTGCTTGTGGTCCAGCAAACTGTGCTAACCCTTGAGTCTGAATGTTTGCTTGTTCTGCATTAGCAGCAAGTTCTCTTGTAGGATCCAAGAAAGTAGGACGCGGAGTTTCTAGGTCTACCCTAGGGGCCCACGGCATATATTTCTTAAGTCCCATTCTATCTCCAAATGCTCCTGCAGTTTTAATTGTATCTTGTAACCACCATTCAGCTGGCTTGTTTACATCATATGGTACATCTTCCTCACATGGATTACATTGTCCTGTATTAGGATCTCTACCTACATAGATTATTCCTGTAGATGTTTGACATGGACATTCTTGTTTTTTTGTATCAGTTTTAGCTTCTACATTTTCAATATCATATTTATCCAGTCCTGCTCCGGCCAATTGACCTGCAGTAGTATTACCATAAGTTCCTTTTTCAGGCATGTAAAAATCATCAATAGGAGAAATCTGTACACCTTTAGTACTAAACAATCCATTAGACATACCAGCTTCATCATTAACTCCTACTTGGAGATTACCTAAGAAGTTACGTGTTTTATACTGAAGATCTTTATCATACTTACTTCTATTCTCAGACATGTGTGTATAACCATGGAAAGTAGCTTGTTGTAAAGCTCTAGACTTTTCATCTTTATCTAAAGGTACACCAAGTTTACCAGATACTTCATCAATTGAAACATCAATAACTTTTCCTTCTTTATCTTTATATCCGGCACGTCCACCACCGTAAGTAGTACGCATGTAATCTTTAACAGCTTTAGCTTCTTCTAAATCTTTTACTGGTGCACCTGTCTTAGGGTTAATAGCTTTTCTTTTTAAGATTTCTTCTGCGCTGGCAAGACCTTGTCCACTATCTGTAAATAATTTCGGATCAATGTTTTGACCCATAAAAGATAAGTTTCTTTTTTGATGTGTTAAAAATTGATTTACAACTTCTTGACATTCAGGCATTTTATGTCCTCTTTGTTCCCAAGTTTTACCTTTAGCTCCAGATTTACTTACATAAGATCTAGGATCTTTTAAGGAAGCTTGAGTTTCTTCACAAAGTTTTTTAGCAACATCAGGATCTTTTAAACTATTTTCAAGAAGTTTGTATTGAGCCGCTGCAGCAATAGCATTTGGACCAGTACCAAATGTTTTCATGTCAATACCTTCAACATCTGTAGCTTTATCTTTTGAATACTTTAATGTACCTAAGCTTTTACCATTTTCAATAACAGTAATTTTCTTATCTGGATTAGCTATTCTAGCATCATAATAAGCTCTGTCTTTTTGATCTTGAGTCATACCAGTTACATCAACCTGTACACCTTCTTGAGCTTTTGGTAAATTTCCACCTTCTTCAAAGAAACGTGAAGCACCTCTTAGTTCTTTCTCACGTCCTTGGTAATTTTGTGGATTAGCACCCATAGCCATACCATATGCAGCTTCAGGCATTGATCCTGTAAATACAGCAATATCTTCTGGCATCCAACCACCATCTTGAAAAGCAAATGATTTGTTTTGAGACATTACACCTCCAGTTTGCATTTCCATTTGATCAGGCATCATACCAGCAGCCTCATCTTGCATTGGTTCTGGTTGTGCAATAGGACGGTCACTATTAATCATTTGTGCTTCCTCAGCTTCATCACCATACTGTTCATCTTGTTCTTCAGTAGGTGAAGCCATAGTATCTGCACTTCTTTGATTATTGGAAGCTTGTTGATCCAACTGTTTAACAGTCTCTGTAATTTGTTGATCAGGAAGCACATCCTCATCTTTAATACCCATTGCTTCCATATAAGGTCTAGCAACAGCTGGTATTCCTTGAGGGAATCCTTTTTTAGATTCTTGAGCTAATGCAAGAGCTCCTAACTTAAGAGTATAGTTCTTAAGCATTAACTCTGCAGTTTTTCTATCTAATGCATCTGTGTTAGGATCCTGTAAGATCTTTCTATATTTTTCAATGTCATACTGCTTAGCTAAATCAGCCGGAGTATAGGAACCACTCTTTTTACCAAACACAGCTAAGAACTGTGGCTCCTTTACTTTCATTGATTTTGTATCACTGAAGATAAATGTATCATCTGGTAACTTTAATGGTACACCACCTGCAGAGTGTCTTGGACCTTTGATAGTTTTATGTTCTGGCATTCCATCTCCATTGATGTCACCATAAACAGTTTCACCTCCTTCAGCTTCTAGATTAGCTTCTTCTCTTGGAACAGCAGTAATGTATTTACTTGCTTGAAGTTTTGGTTCACCTATATAAGCATTATAGTCAGCTCCACCACCCATAGCAGGCACGTCATTATATAATGAACCTTGTACTTGAAAGCCTGTCTTTGCTTGCGGCAGTCTTTTGATTCTTACTTTCTTTAACATGTTGTAAAATTATATGTATTCAATTTCTCCACCATTAGCCATGAAGTTTTTAATGTCATCTTCTGTCATGTAAACTTCATCACCTTCATCATAATCTGATTCACCACCGTCTTGCATGTAACCACCATATTTACCATATGATGAATAACCACTTGTATCTTGACCGGTGTCACCAGGATTATACATACCAGCCATAGAACCTAAGTCATTCCATTGACCTTTCATCATGCCTGCTTGAGAAGCATAAAGATTATTAGATGTTTGATTGTCATACATCTGTCTTTCTCTTCTCTTCTCATCTTTTCTATTCAATAGTCCTGTTATACCTCTGACACCAGCATTAAAAACATTTACACCAGCTTCTGGATCTACAGTCTTACTTCTATCATTGCGGACATCAACACCAACATAAGTCATTTGTCCTGCATTGTAACATTTACTAGTAGGATCTTTCTTTTGTTCTTCTGTACATTCAGACAAGTCATTTCCTAACGGTTCAGTTACATAAGAAGGATTATTACTATTGTATGCAGCAGCTTCTTTATTAACTGGTGCAGGTTGACTGAAAGATTGTTGCTGACCCCATACAGTATTTGGGCCTTGATTAACCTGCCCTATAAGACCTGGCTGATTAGTTAATGTAAGTTCTGTATTACCAGGTGCCGGTTGAGGAAGATTAGGATTATTAATGGTTAATCCTCCTTGTGCTTTAGGCATGTAACTATCTAGTGCTCCTCCATACGCGTATTCAACATCTTTAAAGTCTGGATCTCTATCTAGTCTTCTAGTGTTTCTATTCATGAATCTCTCACCTCTTCTGATAGCCATCTTAGCTTTCATACTTAAATCATCAAAGTCTTCATAGTTATGCTTTATCTTTTCTCCATGTGGATTATCCAATAGGGGAAGATCTGCATACCCTCTGGAGTTTCTCTCTGGGAATATTAATGTGTTGCCGTCAGCTGTTATTTCACCATTAGCTTCAGCATCTTGCATAGCATAAATATCAGTGTATCTCTTTGGTCTTCCAAAGATACCTCTCTTAGTAACTTGTCTAGCAACAGGTGTTAATCCAGCAAATGGACCTGTGTACTCAGTATTAGTTCCATAGTTATATGGTTTGCTAATTGGTACATCAACATTTGAAGATTCCATTATAGCATTCCATGGTGTTAAGCTTCTTGCCCATGTACCAGGAGTACTATTGTATCTTGGAACATAATTAATTCTAGCTTTAGGAATTGCATCAGCTTTTACTTCTTCTCCTTCTTCAGCTTTTCTTAAGTTTCCTGTAGAATATCCATAAGCTGCTTCAGGTAAAAAGTCTGCTTCATAGTAATTAGGATCTTCTTGAAATCCTTGATCACCACCACCAAGAAATCTAAACAATGGATCTTGACCACCCGTCATACCACCAACTTGAAACTGTTGTCCCATTGCTAGTTGCTGCATACTAGGATCATTAGACTTTCTTAACTTGTCATACATCTCTTCTGTTTTGACAGTATTAGCCTTAGTCTTAATAGCACTTAAGAAATTGTTTTTATGTTTTTGAACATCTTCAGTAAGTGTATCCATAGGATTACCTTTACCCAATGTTGGATCTTCTTGTTCTGTATTATCTCCTCCTTCTTGTTTTTTCAAAAGAGACATTACATTTTTAACAAACTGTTTTTTCTTAACCATGCCACCAACTCTTTGTGATTCAAGTTGTGGTAACATGTCTTCATCAGTTTGTTCAGATTGTAATGCATCCATATTATTCCATTGGATATTTTGATAATCCGGAATATATTCTGATAAACTTGGAAAGTTTAAACCAGGTTGGATACCCGGTGTTTTGCTAATAAGTTCTTGAAAATTAAATGGTTCAGCAGTATTATCCTTAACTTCAGAATACTGATCCATCATACTATTTTGAGCATCATAGTCATCTTCAGTATAACCTCCCATTTGCATGTAAGATCTATCTTGAACATACTCTTCTTCTGCATCAGCTGCATCTTGATCTTCTTCAAACATTGACTGATCCTCTTGTTGTTGTTCAACAGCAGCAGGCTCTTCTTCAACTGCCTGAGCTTCTTCTTGATTAGGATTTTCTTTTTCTCTTTTGTAATCAGGATTAATGATACCATCATCTACAAGTTTATCCATAAGAGATGTAATCATCTGATATGCAACTTGTTCTGGTAGACCATTACTAACAAGGTCAGTATACACCTTATCAGGTGCTACCTCATTTGATAACTGTTGTTCAGCATACTGATAGTATGCTTGAACCATTTCCTCTTGAGATTGTCCTTGAGGTTCTTCAGACTGTACTTCTTGTCCCATCTGAGCTTTGTTCAAGAACATAGCTGTCTTGTTATAATATCCTGCAGTTTCTCCAGGACCAGCTTTACGTATTCTTACTTTTGCCATAATAGTCTATATATCTAAATATACTAATTTTTAATTTAATGAATAAACTTATTTAGTTTACTTAAATCACCACCTTGTTGTCTTCTAATAATAATGTGTGGTTCATCTGTTCCATATCCATGAGCATTAGTTGGTGGAGGAGGATTTACAAATTCAGATTTAGGAATTCCAGCTTCATTGTATTGTTTAGCTTGACTGTTCCAATAATCTTCAGCTCTTTTACGGTTAATAATTTCTCCAGTAAATGGATCAGGAAGTTTTGTATTAACAAAATGTTGATCTGTAAATACTGCACCTTTTGTATCTTTAACTGCATGATGAACTCCTCTATATAATGCTTCACCATATCTGTTTTCATTATTTTCTTGAAGACGTTTAACAGTTTCTTTTGCTTTTGCTTTTGCTTGTCTTTTAAAATGTTTTAAAACAATAGGATTTGTTTTATCAGATTCATTTGTTATTGTTGCTATAAGTTTTTCAATTTCTTCATTTTCTAAAAAATCTTGTGCTTCATCCCAATTTTCAAATTTACTATGTTTTAAATTGTAGGGGTGAAATTTATAATTTACTCCGGTACTACCAATTTTATAACCTTGTGTTCCTTCATGAGTTTTTGCTTTATATGCGTTTAAGGTACCAATAATATTTCCATCACCATCTACTAAATTTTTCTGACCATGAGAGTTTGAAATAATAGAAGCTTTTTCAATTTTATTTGGTTTGAGTCCCTGGGCTTTTAATTCATCTGCATATTCTGTTCTAAGCCATTTTGTTCCTTTGTAATCTTCAAGTTGTCTTGTAAGATTTTCTTTTAACTCACCGTCTCCTAATTTAGAAATAGCTGTTTCATAACTTGAAATTAATCCGTCAAGTTCTTCAGTTTTAGCAATAAGTTTATTATCCTTAAGTTTATGAATTATAGGTTCTTGAACTTGACTATAATTTACTGTACCTGTTGTATTTGACATTGAATAAGTATACATTGTATCTTCAATCTTATTTACAACATCTTTAGATAAACCTGCTTGATGAAGTTCAGTTTGGTTTTTTAATAATGGTGAAATCTCACCAGTTCTACGATTAAAAACAGGAAGGTTAGGATTTGGTACACCATGTTCTAAAACATATCTTACATCATCATATACTTGATTATTAAAAACATTTATTAATAAATCACTAGTTACATATCTATCTATAAATCCCTCTAGGTCATCCAGTGAATATCCATAATTATCAACTAATAACTTTTGTATAGCTTCTCTTTCTTCTGGGGTAGTTGCCCAACTTTCACTAAGTTTATAAATTTCAGAATTTGGTTTTGCTGAACCTGTATAAACTACATCTTTTGGAATCTTACTTATTCTTGTAGCTTCAGATATAAAAAACTTTTTCTGTTTTGAATCTATAGGCATATCTCTTATTTCACCTCTTAACGCATTCATTAAATCAGAAGCAGTTGTTGAATTAATTGCTTGATCTTGGACAAGCCTTCTAACTTCATTAACTACATTTAATGGATTATCATGTACAGAAAGAGTTTCTGCTATTGTATATGGAGTACCAGGAACTGTATTACTGTTAATAATTCGCGAAGTTCTTCTTGGAATTGTATGTGGTGATGTTCTATCTCCTTGTAAAGCAAAAAATGGATTAGGTTCTGCAATAGGTTGTATTTGTTGATTATCTGTAATGTCAATTACACCTCTAGAATTTCTACGTGGTCTGGTTAAATCAATCTGGCCTGCTGGTGCGGCAGATGTTCTATTATTTATTTCTGTTCTTAGTTTTCTTACTTGGTTATTTACTTCTTCAGCTCTTGCTATTTGTTCAGGTGTTTTTGGTTTGTTAGATGAATTAAATAAAAGATCAACTGCTTCAGCATTAAGACGGTCAAGATCAGCACGTAATTGATAAAGATCTTTACTTGATATACCATTAACAGTAGAAGGTGTTGTTGAGTTAATATATCCAGGTTGGTTTCTAAAAGCAAGTATATCATTCAATCCTGGGGTAGATGTAAGTTGTTGAATTCTTTTTTGTCTTGCTCTATCTAAAAAATTATCAATATCAGAAATTTTCTTTTCTAATTCAAAAGCTCTTAAGCGTACATTTTCAGGAGCCTCCTCCAATGATGGATAATTGTCTAAACCTAACGCATCATATTTATTTTTAAGTTGAGCTCTTTGATTTACTATTTCCATACGTGTATCTCTTGATACAGGATTTGTTTGAATATCCGGAAGATAAATTTCATTAGGAGGAGTTCTTAGTTGATTTGATTCACCAAAGATTCTGGCCATTTCATTATCACCAAACATATTCATTCCTAGATCATCATTCTCATCTTGGTTACCCCAATCAAAATCTTCATATGATATATTTTCATTATTCACACGTTTAAGTCTTTCTATATCTTGTTGGCTATAAATATCATCTTGAGTTATTGATTTATTTAATAAACCTTGTTCATCAAGTGCTTTAGATGCTGTTTTTGCAGTAGCTCCTGTATTACCAATAAATTTTTGTAATCCTGTTTCTGTATATTTAGGATCTCCAATTTGTCTAATTACTCTACCTTCATTATTAACTATAGGTTCTAATTGTCTTGTGAGATCACCAATAGTAGTAAGTCCAGCCTGTGTAGATTTAAAAGGTCTTATTACATCTGAACCTAAATCAAGCGCTCTATTTGAATTTGATGTTATTCTTGAAATATCAGATGATACATCTAACGGTAAAGATTTTGATCTAAATCCTTTTAAGCCTTTCATACCTTTCATTAGTGCTGCTGTAGGTATAATATTTGCAGCATCCATTGCATTTTCAGCAGTCCAAAAATTACCATCTACATTATCTGTAGCTCTGTCATAAATATTTTTTGCAGCATGGACTGCCCCTATAGGGGTATTATCAGTTACAACATCAAAAGGATTTCTTTCAGTATGCCATACTCCGTTTGCCCAATACCCATAGGTTCCATTATCTAATGACTCTTGTAAATAATCAGGTACTTCTTGGCCACGCATCCAATGACCAGCTGCAGTCATAGGATTAAATAATATGTCCATTGCTTTATCATCCCATTTTTGTTTAGCTCTAGGTACAAACTTTTTGATTGTATCTGGTCTACCTGCATTAGGAGAAATATATTTGTTGTATAATGCATCTACATCTGTATCAATATTATACACAGCACGTCTAGCATCATCTTCTGACATTCCAGTTTTATGAGCCATCATAGGAATTAGTTCTTCACGCATTGTGTGGTATTCCTGTGATGCTTTATTCCTAAGAGCTACTGATCTTTGATCTGTTTTAAGACCGGTCTGTGCAGCACTGTTTTGTAAAGTTTCTGATTTCTGATTAATTACTGGAAACTGATTACGTTGGTTATAATAGTCAGTTTGCATAAACTCATCACGAGACATTGGTTTCATTGCTGGTACAGTTTTATTATAAACTTTACCATCAGCAGTTTTTACTTTTATGTATTGAGTACCATCATCATCAGTAACTGTTGTTGTAGTGTTACCTTTTTTATCAGTATGTTTTACAGTTTTTCCATTTTGAGCTTTTAATAATACACCACCTTCTTTCTTAGAATTTAATTTATTTTTATTTTTTAAAGTCTGTTGTTCTTCTGGAGATAAATCTGTTGCATTTACAACACCCGGAGGATTAAGTTTTGTACCTTGTGTCCATGTACCTTTATCATTACCCGTATAATAAGGTACTCTTCTTAATTCATAACTACCATCAGGATACATTACTGTTTGACTTCTATAAGCTGTAGGTTTACTAGGTGTTATAGGTTTAGGTTGTACTACAGGAGCAACAACTTTTTTTTGTGTAGGTTGTACAACTTTTGCAGGTGTTACCATTTGTTCTACTGTAGGTACAATTTGATTTTTAAATATTACAGGTTGTGTTGGTTTTTTAAAATCTATTACATTTTTAGCTTTATAATTAACAATTGGATTAATTGCAATTATAGGAGAAGAACTAATATGTCGTGTTATGGAAGGTTTAACTTTATTTAATGGATATTTATTTTGCAGTTTTTGCTTTCCTTCATATATTTCATTAAAAGATTTTGCTTTTTTAACTAAATTTATATACTCTCTATCAAAGTTAATATCTCTATTATAAGCTACTAAACTGTCATTATACATTTTATTTCTGTAAGCAAATTCTTTTGGGTCACTAATTTCTAAAGGTTTTTTAGTAAGACCTTTTTGAGCTTTAGTAAGTTCTGGTACGGATATATCTTCTATGATAAAACCTCCTTTAGCATACTCTTCTATTTCTTCTGGACTAAGATCCATTTCCATAAAGCCTGGAGAAACATCTTTATAATGCTTAGCAAAATAATTAGCATCTTCATCTGACTCAAATCTCATTGCTTCATTAGACTCCGGACCATAGTCTCCTAACATCAACTGACCATTCTCATCTTGAATTTGTGGTACAGCATAGTTATCCATACTTGCCATATAATGTGTACCTGTATCTCCATTATCAAATTGATATGGATTATCAGGTAGGTTGATCATTCTCTTAGCTGCAGGATTACCAAACTCATTTGCATATGCAAGTCTAGCTTTCATCATTGCATTCATACCATCTTGCTCACCACCATCTTGCATTTGAGGATACTCATCAACATAGTCAGCACCTGGAAAATCATAGTCTTGACCTGGATACATCATTACAGGCATGCCAATATTTGGTACACCCATAACAGGATAGTTTACTCCTTGCATAGTAATGTTACTTGCAGGTATACGTGTTACTTTTCCTGGGTGATTCCATTGTCCTTTTGGGTCAACAATAATATCTTTAGGAACAGCAGGTTTCTTAGCTTTGTCTAAGCTAGAAGTGATTTTCTTAAGGACTTTTTTATTATACATTATCTAAGGGATAATTGGTTCTTACTATTCATTAATTTAAAGATCATGTTTACATCTCCAGACACATCTTTACGCAAAGTTATAAAGTTAAGATAATGTCTGAACTTTTTTCTTTGCATTTGTGCTTTATTATAATCCATGTTAGTTGGATTAAGAACTCTGCTGTACCCATCCGGACCAGTCAACCAAGTATAATTACTATCATAACTTCCTTGAAGGATTGTTGTTCCAGGAATAACAGGTCCTGTTGGAGGATAGTTTGAACCAATAGGAAACTCTGCGCGATCTCTAGTAATATCCCAGAACTGATTTATTCTATACTTCTGTTCCTCTTTAGAAAACAATACATCAAAAGATGATAGGTTTGCATTTAACTTTGGATACTGTAGACTAAGTGTAACATTATTCTTTGGAAACAAGTTAAGGTTTAAGTATCCTGAAACTTGTTCTGTATTATAAATTACAGCATGGTCAAAATTAAAATCAAGAACATGGAACTGGTCAACACAATTAAATGCTGATCTTCTATAACATTCTAATATGTATTCAATAGATTTTAGAGTAGTTACGCTTTGCCCTGTAGGGATAGGTATTTCTATCTCAAATGGATAATTCACTCCGTAGAAATTACAGTAGTTTGAACATATAAGGTTATGTTTCCAAAGCCCCGAATCCTTGGTAGTTAAGAATACATCCTTAGCAGGTATCATTAGATCTGGATGCCAGTCATGGAAACTAATCCAATGTTTATTCTTAGGATCATAACTTACTGTCCAAGATGCATTATCAAATACTACTGGGTCACCAAGTAAAAACTGAGAGCCTGGTTGTGTTGTCAATGTAAAGTAGTCTCCTCTCTTTTTAGCATCTAATGGAACATACTCAAGTAAACCTTTATAGTCTGGTTTCACCGCGTAATCTTTCTTAGCAAAATACAGGATAGTATTATTGTTATCATATACTGACTGCATACCTATTCCGGCCACAGGATTATCTTGATATGGGTAATCAGGAAAATCTTCTGTAAGTTTGTATGGCATAAATAAGATAAACCACCACTTCATTCCGTTTTGAGAAATCTCATCTAACCCTCCAGCATAAGAAAATATTTTACCTTGGTTTTGACATGTATAGAACATACCAGCCGGTGTAGAAATAACACTCAATCTATTTTGAGATGATCCATACTCATATGGCTTATCAGCATTAGATACTGCCTGTGGTGGTTGAGAAAATAATCCACCATCACCAATAGTAATCTTAGTACCTAAATCAGTTTGTAGTGTATCAACACCTTGGTACATTACTGGACTATCATTTTTGAAAGTAATAAAGATACCAGATTTATTTATTGACTTAACCCCTGAGATCTGTGATCTAAACTGAGCATAGTTATTAGCTAAGAAAATAAACCAGCTGTCCTTAATGGCCTCTACTTGTTGTGGTAATGAATAGATCAATCTATCTGGATAATATGTAAAGCAAAGCTTAGCCACATTAGGGTCATAGTATCTACTCTGTAAATTACCTGCAGAGAAGTATTGGTTGTATAATTTAGATACACTTAAAGAATAATCATAAATATAGACATTACCTCTTCCCAAAATATTTGGATCTGCATTAAACATGATACCATAGTTTGTAAATCTATACGGATCATAATGTTTTTCCCAATCATAAGTTCCTTGTTTTCTAAAGTCAATTAATACATCTGACTCAACAAAGAAATCTCTGATAGATGAATTTGCCAAATAGAACTTTGAAAGCTTGGCACCAAAGACACCAGGATATGTATCTGGAAAACCTATTGGCTGATCTGTTATATAATCATATTTTCTAGTACTATCTTTATAATAATCAAGATTGTAAAATCTAGTAGGGAGAGCTCCGGTACCAGGTACAGTAGGTGAAGAAAAGTTTAATGCTTCAGCCAAATCACCAACATCATATCTAACACTGTTTACATTAAATCTAGTTTGAGGAATCATCTGATGAATGTAGTAGTTATACTCAAATCCATCAGGCTGTGCATACAACCAATCATAATAGAAACACATTGTATTTTTCTCAGTGTATCTGTTGATATATGTATCACCATTAAATAAAATTGGTGTAGCAGCTATTTGTTTATAACTAAACATTCCTGTACATCCCGGTAATGAATAAGGTCCTAATGTTGGTACAGAAGCTGGATCAAACTTTTGTTCACAAGGCGTAATTACAATTTGTTTGATTCCATTAAGCTGACCATATTGGTTTCTTACTCTACCTTTTATTCCAGCATAATGACTTCCTATTGGTAAACTAAAAGGAACATCAAAATTTTCAAAATCAGGTCGCGCACCAGGAGCAAAGAATCCAGCACCACTCCATGCTCCAGCCTGAACTACAGAACCAAGAGTAACTAAAGACTTATCAGTGTTTAATAAACTTGGACCTGTTGTTACACCATCAGGATATGCTGGATTAAAGTAAGGTCCGGATTTTGTCCGTACAACTACTGAGTCTGGTCTCTTAAGATTGTTTATACTGAAAGATTTCCATACACCTGTATTAGTTTGATATCTAGATATTTCCTGGATATTATCACGCATGTAGAAACTTTCCTCAATCTTAAATCTGTATAGATTAGCTGCAGGGTTTCTATTCATACCACTATAAAAACCATGAGCAATTTGTTGTAATGCAAATTGTCTATATGGTAATAACGCGTAGATTAAATCTAAGGTTGTACTAGCTCCTTCAGAAAAATAAAACAATATTTGATTTGCTCCTCCCGCAATTCTTAAAGGAGCCGGTAAATATGCATATGCTGGTAATTCAATTGTACCTGTTCTAATAATAGGTGCATTAACTTGAGCAATAGAAGTAGCATTCAATGCAGTTACTATAGCTCCTTCAGCAACTTCTACAGTAGTTGGGATACCTAAAAGCCCAGCTCCAATATCTGCAATTGCCGCGCCTGAAGAATAATAGTTGTTATAGAATGTATTGTATAATGTTATTGGAGAAGTCAATGGAGTTGGTAAAGTTTGTAAACCTGTAGCTGCTGTTGTATATGTTGTAACAGCAACACCCGCGCCATCAGATACACCTGTAGCAGGAATAATGTTTGGAGCTGTATCAGTTCTTTTACCGATCATAGATACAATAGCTTCACCAATACCAAGTAAGAACATTGGAAACAATGCTATATCTGCAAGCAATTTGAATCTAGGATGTTTATCCGGTTCAATAAATTGCTGAGAAGAAAACCCTGACAAGTTACCATACAGCTTTAACTCTGTAGTTGATAAGTATGGAGATCTAAACATTGTATCAGGTGAATGAAAAGAAACTATATCTTGTGGAATAGTTTGATTAATTTGATGCATGTATGGATCATCAACACCTACCATGTCACCTGAGTTAGGGCTTATAGGATTGATTGTGTTAAATGGGTAGTTAGCATACAATCCTGTACGGCCTTTTGCTGCAGAACCTTTTATTGTAAAAGTTCTGAAGTTGTTAACCATACCTTTGGCAATGATAGTTTTGTTCCCCTCACGGGAACCACGTAGAATTTCATAACCAACAATACCAGGAATATCATTTCCTTCTTGATCTTTTGGAAGAACAATATTTTCAAAATACACTCCCATAATTCTTATGAAGTAATCATTACCAAATGTACTTGGGTTAGGATTATTTCTAAAGTGCACTGTTGTTGTACTGGCACTATTATTTAAAAAGTTTTCTGGAAACTTGTGATGTCTTATTGGTTGCCCGCATAAATCATACTGTGAATTTTGTCCTGCAGGAGTTGTCCAACAATATTCACTTGAGTTCCAAATGTCTGGCCTATTGTCTGGATATATTTCAGAAGATTCCCAATATCCCATATTACCTGTGTCTAGCACAACACCACCATCAGGAAGAGTTGTACCAACATATGCACCACCAGTAGAATAAGCAGTATTGTAAACCTCAAACACTTGATCATCAGTAGCTAAGTTATTTGGTAACACCGCTGTTGCTGTCTCTGCTACTGAAGCTCCTGTAGTTGGAATAGTAAAGTTTTGTGGTGGTCTCCCTGGAATGTGATAAGAAGAAGATTTATCTCCAGTATCATATACCCAACGGATAAAGAATGCATACACTTCATCACGCAAGTAATTAGTGTGATTACCACCTTGTACATAATAGTCAGCTGGATACTCTACAGAAGCCCACTTAGCTTGAATAAGATTAGCAAGTGGTTGGTAGTTAAAATCAAACTTAGATGTAGGTCCTACGCGAAGTAAATAATTATTTACATCTGTCATCTGATCAGACTTTTCAAATACAGGTGTCTGTATTGGAATCTGCTCAAGAGGAATAGTTACCAAACTAGGATCAACTTGGTCAATTGCAATAGTTGTAGTTTTTGTAGAATAAAAACCAATCTGTTTTGCAACTGTACCCTGGTTTATATTTTGTACCAATGCTAAAACAAACTCATCAAAGTTTTCTGAATCTGCAGATACCTCAAGAACTAATGAGCTTTCAAGATCATTTGGTGTAAATACAAATTGATTATTACTAGGTGAAAACCAGTCTGTTACTTTTTGACCTTTAATACAATATGCAATAACTGCAAAGTATGTACCATTAGCCATTGTACCTCCTTGAGAACCTAAAGTCAAATTAAGACATGGTGTTTTCATTAGTCTAGCCAATCTAATGTGTTCACAATTTAATGAATTTACATTAGTACATACTGTGCAATTATTTTCAGTTATACATTTTTGATTCCATTCAACTCCTGGCCATAAAAAAGTTGTGTCAGTTCCGTTTGAATAGAAATTCATACTGGAAGCTCCACCTCCTACCCATTGATAGTCTGATGTTGGCCATGTTTTATCATCCCCAATGTTTAAGTATCTATCCGGATTCAGACCATCCGCCCAGTAAACCTGCCATGTACAATCTTCTTTTTCCCTAGAGGACCCAGATATCAAGTATCTTTTATCAAAACCTAAACATGCATCTTGTACAATAGGACGGTATCTACAAGCATCATCTTCAAACAAACCTATCTCAGACATAACAGGTTGCCCTAATGCATTATGACCTGCAGTGAATATTAACCACTTATCAGAAAATACTTGAATGGCACCAATTACATATTTTTTGCTGACAGTTGCTGGCATAGTTGCACCACTATTAGCACAAAGAAAATTTGAGATTTCATTTGATAATGTACCAACATCTCCCTCTGCTGTATTGTTCATTGCATTAACAGCATGAGTCCACATACCATCAGTCACATATGAAGGATCTGAATCTTTGTTCAGTCCTTTAATAAATGACTTTGTCTGATTGTCTGTAGTATTTTGAATATTATTCTTAGCCATTAGATAACTCTATTATTATTCCAAGTTCTTGCGTAATTCCCTCTCTGGTATGATTTAAACATGTCATAGTATTTAGAATACTGTGCGCGTCTATTCTGCCACCATAATTCCTCCATCTCTTTAAAGTTTGGAGTATTAACTAAACTCATTGCTTGGTTTCTTGCAGCTCTGTAATCAGGAATAATTAGTTGTAGTCTTTGTGCTACATCTTCCCCGTTAAGGGCAAGATTTTCAATGATTCTTTTTTTAAGTGCATACTCATAGTACTCATTAAGAAGTGGGTGATCTGGTACAAGTAATTGTCCTTGATCATCTTCCATTTCTCCCATATAGTTAACATATACCTTTCCTGTATGAAATGTAGTAAATAAGAAGCCTCCTTTCAGCCATCCTTGATCCATTGTATTATAATACAAGTTTGGGCAATCACAATCAATTTCCTGACTTCTTACCATGCGCAAGGGAGATAAAGATCTATATGTTCTAGTAACAGAAGGATTAACCACCTGGATAAGTTCATACTGTTCTCCTTTGCAATTCATAAATACTCTTGGAGCAATGCATGTGTTGCCATAAGGATTGTTTGGATCATACTCAGTTGGTATAGGATCTACTATAGGATGATTAAGATCACATGCTGCGGTATGATTACATGGGTTTGAATTACATGTTCTACAATTTACAGTCTCAGGCGCGCATACATCTACAGTACTAGGAAACTCCTGATATGGTACCTCTTGCACATTTGTTCCACCTACTGTATAACCAACACTTTCTGTATATTCATTACACACCATTGCATAATTCCAAACATAGAAGTCATCAGGAAGCTTTACCTTTCCGTGGCATACTTCCAGCAGTGCTTCTTTCTGTTGGTTTATTCTTAGACCTAATTCATAGTTCAGCTTTCTTACTAATTTAATAAGTTGCTGTGGCTCTATCATATTTTCAAGAGCAAATGTATTTAAGTCAATAGTAACATCTTCCAGTAACTGGTCAAATGTTCTATATCTTAGTGTGTAATTAAAGTCCATTATCTAAGTACATTTTGACTATCATCAGGACCATCTGTTGGAACTGACATTGTCATGGTTAATTCTTTTACTACATATTGTTCTATTTCTGAAAATAGATATTCAGGAAGTACAAAAGGATCATCTTGCCTGATAAGGCAAGGATCTGTATCACAGGTGTCTAATTGCCCATCAAAGATTGCTTCAATTCTAACTGCATCCCAGTCAATGTTTGGGCAATATAAATATCCATTAAGATACCAGAAGTATGCGTTTTTATTATATTTGAAAGTTGTAGATTTAGTAATTGATGTCCAAGTTCCAGGATCAGTTCTAAACATCTCAATAGATAAATCTATAGAAGATACTGTACGGATAATAGGACCAAACATTCCATTTAAAATATTTGGGAGTTTTTCCTTAGACCTTTTGAAGTAACATTCTGAGTACACACCAACACACCCTGCTTCTACTCTATCCACATCAATAAGTTCTACATAAGGCATCACCTTAAATATCTGGCTCATTTTCATAAGCCTGAATTGATTGTCTTCTCTCTTTATAAGAGTCTGTGCATATTTGAGTAATGCAAAATATATTGTCCGGTCAGTTAAGAATGGATCCTCCTTAACGGCCTTTAATGTATTTCTTACTCTTGATATTGCTTCTCCAATTGTTGTCATAAGTCAAATTCATTATAGTTTTCTAAAGCTTTAGCAGTCTCTCTATTTTTCATATCTTTATACAGATGTTTTGTATATGCAAGTTTAACTTGTTTTGTTGCTGCTACTGTAAGATACATGTTCCAGTTTTCCTGATAAGCAGCGCCTGCATTCCTTTTAAATTCTCTGCATGCAATAAATGTCCAATATTCTCTGTTTCTTATTCTATGCTTAGGAGCAAAATTTGAAAAGAATATCTTTCCAAGCTTACCATCTGTGGCCCAATTGTTATGAGTAACTCTAACTCCGTATTGTTTTGATTTAGCAAAATCAATATTTGGTTTCTTACTCTGTTGACATGAGCCAATAAAAAGCCATCCAATCTGTTCCGGAAGTTGTATTCCATCTCTATTATCTATAACCGCCTGATACATAACTTGGTTAAAGGTCTTTCCAATCTTCCTTAACTGAGTATCATCTAAGTGTTTATACTTTGGATATCTTTCTCTAAAACTTTCAAAGAACTTTTTATTCATTACATTATAAACATCCGGTCTAAACCTAGGCGCTTTTACATCTGGCTTCTTAAATTCCTCCATAATAATATACTAAAAATAAATGACATTAGCAAATGTACATAAAAAACAAAACCCCTACAAGTGCAGGGGCTTTGCTTTGTTGTCACAGAAACCAACAAACTGTAACTTAATATTTTTTAGTCAGGTATTAATGTAGAAAATAAATAATATGCAGAACCGTAATTTCCATTAGCATCAGTAACTTCTAATTTTACTAATGTTTGATATAAGGCTTCACCTGATACAGTGCGAATACCATCGGTAGTTATAGTAAAAAGTGCACTATTTATAGTAGTAGAACCATTAAAGTTATGACCCATAAATACATTTTGAGCAATAGACCAATTGTATATAAAGGGTCCTGTACCTCCTACAATTGTAGAATCTAACTTTAAAGGAT